TTCTAGTGAGAATATGATGATGTTTGATAAAGCTAGACAGCTTTCAGATGAAAGCACAGGCTTCCCATCTTTTGCACATGGACAGACAGGTATAGCAGGTGTAGGTAGAACTGCATCAGGTATATCTATGTTAATGGGTGCAGCAGCAGGTGGCATTAAAACAGTAATTAAAAACGTAGATGATTATCTACTTAAACCATTGGGTGAAGGACTATTTCAGTTTAATATGCAGTTTGACTTTGATCCATCAATCAAAGGAGATCTTGAAGTAGTTGCACGTGGCACAGAAAGTTTGATGGCTAATGAAGTACGTAGTCAGAGGTTGATGCAATTCTTGGGTGTGACATCTAATCCAGCACTTGCACCATTTGCTAAGTTTAATTATATCATTCGTGAGATTGCAAAATCTCTTGATCTTGATCCAGACAAAGTTACAAATAATATGGATGAAGCATCTATACAGGCTGAAATAATGAAAGGCTTTGCGCCAGAACAACCACCACAAGCAGCAGGTGCACCACCACCTCCAGCAGGAGTAAACCCAACAGATACAGCAGGAACAGGAGGAGGAACAATTGGAACAGGACAAGCACCAATACCAGGAGAACAAGGGTTCAGTGGACCACAACAAGGAGCTACTCCAGAAACTCAAGCCACTGGTCAGCAACAACCGCCAATGGCAACACTTCAGTAACTATCTAGATATGTTATTAGAACGAGAAATGAAAGTTCTAGAGCAGTCAAATGACATGGTAGCAATACACAGAGCACAAGGTGCTCTTACAGCTTATAGTAGAATTAAAAGATTAAGGGATCATGTAAATGCAACAGACACGTAAAGCACCTAAAGTTGCTAAATTTAAAGGTAAGTCAGAGTTACGAGGTGGGCTAAATTTAGAAGGAAATGTATCACCTAGAGCAATACTAACAAAAGACGGCATAAAAAAAGTAAATGTAAAAACAGCTAATGCTCTTTTAGAACTAGGCTCTATTATTGATTTAGGAAAAGGTGTTTTTTTAGATGCAGATATAGCAGCTAGTGCTTTTGGTGGTGAAGTAGGAGATGAGTTTAGGTATGGTGATATTGGTTTAGATGAAGTAGGTATAGGTATAGGTAAAAAAGTTGGTGATTCAGGACAGATTGGATTAAAAGGTACATATAGACCTGGAAGGTTTGGAGAGAAAGATGACTATACAGCAGGTCTTACTTTTAGTTCTAAGTTTAATAAAGGTGGAGCAGTTGATATGCAACAAATGAAAATGTTTAATGAAGGTGGACTAAAAGATGAGGGTGGCACAAAAGACCCTGTATCAGGGAATGAAGTACCCTCTGGATCACTTCAAGAAGAAGTTAGAGATGATATAGATGCAAAGCTAAGTCCTGGTGAATTTGTATTTCCTGCTGACGTTACACGTTTTTTAGGTTTAAGATTTTTAATGAAGCTACGTGATGAAGCAAAGGCTGGGCTACAACGTATGGAAGATATGGGTCAGATGGGTAACTCTGAAGAAGCTGTGCTAGATGATGATGTACCGTTTGAACCTACAGATTTAATAATAATGGCTGGACCACCTGAAGGTGAGATGAATAAAATGAATACAGGTGGTATGCCTACACAACAACAGCAGTCTAATCAGGCAGGTGGCGTACCTGGTCAGGGTAGGTTTGATCAGATAGTAGGTCAACCTCAGTTTGAATATGAAATTAAAAAGTTTAGAAATGATGCAGGTGGAGAATTGTTTATACCTTTTGTGAGAGGTAATCCTGTATACCAACCACCATTAGGTTATAAAGAAGTAACAGAGACACAGCAACAGGAAGAACTAGCAGATCCTACATTACCACAAGCTACGGTAGAAACTGAATTAGGAAGTGGTGAATTAGGTGGTGGACCTGATGCAGGAGATAGAAGTGTTGGTGAAATGTCTCCTACTGAAAAAGCAGATCTAGGTCAGTTTAATATTGATAACCCAATGGCTGCTAACATATCAGAATTTGTAGGTAATATTGCTGAAACTCAAATGAGAACAGGTTTTCCTGCACCTGTTGTTAGCACATCAGCCGGAGTTTTAGGTTCAACATTTAATCTAGATGATGATGCAACTCTTACAGATATAGGAAAAAGTATTCTTGGTTTTGGAACAACAGCAGGTACAAAAGGTAAAGGAACTAGAGACAGAGAGGCTCTTGAAAAAGCTAGAAATATGAGAGCTACTAATCCCAAAGCTTTTGCTAGAGAGGTAGAAAAATATTCGAAAGACATGATTGCTAGTATAGATGACAGTTTAGCTGGATATAGTAATGCAACTGTTGCAGCAGCTAAAGATACTACTTTTGGTGCTAGTCCTTCACAAATGGCTGCTCATGCACAGGGTGTAGGTAGAGGTGACAGACCTGAAGGATCTTCACCTAATGATGCTGGTGGTTATACTACTTTAGGACCTAACACTCCATTTGGTTACTCAACTAATAAAGATCTTGAAGTTGACTATAATCAAACACAAAGAGATAAACAAAAACAAAGAGAAAAAGATAGAGCAAAAGGTATAGCAGATGTTCTTGGTGGTTTAGATACACCAGAAGCACAGGCTGCTACAGCAGAAGCTGTATCTCAACAAGAACAGTCTGATCAAGCAGGTGGAGTAGCAGGACAGGATGATCCTGATACTGAAGGTACAGGTGCAGGATCAGCAACAGGTGTTATGAATATAGGAGGATTAGCAACTAAATCTAAAAAGAAAAAACAAAAAAGAAATAAGCGTAGTGGTCTAGCTTCAAGATAATAGACCACATGTGTTGGCTACCTATGCCCCTAATAAGGCTACCATAGCCCCAACGAAAGGAAATATAAAATGTCAGACGTAACAGAAGTAGAAGTAGAACCTAAGAAAACAGCGTTTATATCTAGGCCATACTCAAGAGAAGAAAAGCTAAAACAGGAAGAGGAAGAACTGCAAGAGTTGATAGAAGAACAAAAGCAAGATGCCTCATCAGAAGAAGAAATAGAAGAAGAACCTACGAATGCAGAAGAAAGAACTTTTAAGAAAAGATATTCTGATTTACGTAGGCATCAGCAAAAACAAACAGACGAATTAAAAGCAGAGATTAACAATCTTAAAGCACAACTAGAGCAGTCAACTAAGAAGCAAATACAACTTCCTAAGTCTGATGAAGATATAGAATCATGGGCTAAAGAATATCCTGATGTTGCAGGTATAGTAGAAACAATAGCTATTAAGAAAGCTGCTGAACAACAGGCTAGTCTAGAAGAAAAGGTAAAAGCTCTAGATGATATGCAACAGAGTGTAAGTAAGCAACGTGCAGAAACTGAGTTGCTACAAATGCACCCTGACTTTGATGAGATAAGAAACGATGATGACTTTCATGCATGGGCAGAAGAACAACCTCAATGGGTACAGAATGCTTTGTACGAGAATGACAATGATGCACGTTCTGCTGCTAGAGCTATTGACTTATACAAAGCAGACAAAAATATAACTGCAAAGAAATCATCATCTAAGGATGCAGCAAAGTCTGTATCTACTAAAGGTAAAAGAAGTAAACCTGCCAGTGACGATAGTGGTAACTCATATAAAGAGTCTGATGTACAACGTATGTCTGCAAAAGAATATGAGAAGCATTCAGATGACATAATGGAAGCTATACGTAACGGTAAGTTTATTTATGACGTATCTGGTTCAGCACGATAAAAGGTGTTGACAAACAGATAATTGTGTATATAACTATACATAATTAGTAGTAATGTGGCCCTTTTCAAAAGACTACCCACAGATACTACACCAAACTTCTAAGATACCCGAATAAGAAGAGCCTATATGTAGTTGGCCTTACATATACTACCTCTTTAGTAATCGGCCCTTAAAGTAGATAACATAGCGTATATGTTTTGATACGCATTGGGATGTCGTATAAGGAGAAAATAAAATGGCATTTTCAACCGCAACAGGCTACGGCAACCTGCCTAATGGTAATTTTTCACCAATTATCTACTCTAAGCAGGTACAAGTAGCTTTTCGTAAGGCTTCAATAACTGAAGCTATTACTAATAGCGATTACTTTGGTGAAATCGCCAACATGGGCGATAGCGTTAAAGTAATCAAAGAACCAGAGATCACTGTTAAATCATATGCACGTGGTACTACAATCACTCCACAAGATCTGGATGACGAAGAGTTCTCACTGACCATTGACAAAGCAAACTACTTTGCATTTAAAGTCGATGACATTGAGGAAGCTCATTCACACATTAACTTCCAGCAACTTGCAAGTGATCGTGCAGCTTACAGACTAGCTGATCAGTATGACCAAGACGTACTTGGTTATCTTTCTGGTTTCAAACAGTCTGCACTACACAGTGTAGCTGACACTGCAAATGATACAGTCAATGGTGCTAAAGCAGTATCAACGGCTGGTTCTGATGAATTACTATCCTCGATGAAGATTGATGCTTCTGAGTTTGGTGGTTCTGCAAGTAACTCAATCGGCATACAAGCACGTGCTGGTGGTGCAACTTCTGCTACTCCCGGTTCTGGTAATGCAAACCCACTACAAATAGTGGCACGTATGGCTAGACTCTTGGATCAGCAAAATGTTGACACTAACAACCGTTGGCTTGTTGTTGACCCAGTTTTCATTGAAGTACTAAAAGATGAAGACTCTCGTCTTCTAAACGGTGACTTTGGTGGAAGTGGACTACAAAATGGTTTAATCTTGAACAATCTTCACGGTTTCAAGGTGTACATGTCTAACAATCTTCCTGCTGTAGGAACAGGACCATCAACAACTGGTGGTACAAACTCCAGCAACTACGGTGTGATTGTTTCTGGACATTCATCTGCTGTAGCAACTGCTGAACAGATTAACAAGACAGAAACCTATCGTGATCCTGATAGCTTCGCTGACATTGTCAGAGGAATGCATTTGTATGGGCGTAAGATTCTTCGACCAGAAGCAATCTCTACTGCTCTGTATAACTTAGTATAAGGGAGACTGAATAATGGCTACAGTTACAACATTATCTTCGTCAGCTAGAGGCAGTAGCCCTAGAGGAAGAACCCCTTATCTTGTGCAAAATAGTATCGACTTTGGTGC